ATCAAAAAATTGAAACTTTAAAAAATAAAATAAAAGAAAACGAAGAAAAGTTAAAAACAAATCAAAACCAAACACTGTTAGACACAAAAATTAAATTACAAGAATCTTTAAAGAAAACTGAAGAGGCTATTCAAAAGATAGAAGAAAAAATATCAAAAACATCTGATTCTTTATTAGAGTGTTCTAAAAAAGAAGCAATATTTCACACTGAAATTGAAAATATAGAAAAACAGATAAAGGCATTAAAAAATAAAACAGGAATATGCCCAACATGTAAGAAAAAACTTTCAGATGAGGATGATTCTTCTATAGAAGAACATTTGAATCAATTATCTGGTGATAAAAACATAAAAAAACAAGAATTTGATAATATTTCAAAACAAAGACACGAAATTTCAAATGAAAAAAATCTCTTTATTAAAAAACAAAGAGAATTGAATGATTTATATAAAACATTGAATCAAAAAATAACAAATATAGATGTTTTAATAAAGGATAACTCTACAATTAATGATAAAAATTTAGAAATTCAAGAATCTATAGACAATCTATTAGAAGAAAAAGATCATACAGAAGAAAAAATAAAAGAAATAGAAGAGTCTTTAAAAGAAATAGAGGAAAAACTTACAAATCAACAAAAAACACTGAATATTATAGAAAATTCAAAACTTATCGTTTCAGAGGAAGGTGTTAAAACACATATTATGAAAAAACTTCTTGTTTTCTTTAATAATAAATTGAATTTTTATTTAAAAAAACTTGAAGCACCATGTTCCTGTAACTTTGATGAGTACTTTGAAGAAACAATCATAAACGAAAATAAAAAAGAATGTTCTTATTTTAATTTTAGTGGTGGAGAAAGAAAAAGAATAGATATTGCAATACTTTTTACATTTCAGGACATACTTAAATCACAGTCTGGTATATATTATTCTCTTAATATGTATGATGAATTGTTTGATTCGGCCTTAGATGAATCAGGAACTAATAAAGTTCTAGAAATACTAAAGGAAAAGTCAGAAAAATACAAAGAATCTATATATATTATATCACACAACCCGTCCATTTATAAAAATAATATTGATAATGTTATAAATTTGGAAAAAATAAACGGAGAAACAAAAATAGTTGTTTGATTTCTATTAAAAAAGAGATATAATACATTCATGGCTTTAAAAATAAAAAAAGAAGATAGCTCTGATAAAAGAGTTACATATGGTTTTAATATTGTAAAAAAAGGAATTCCTTATCCACCAATAGGAACAAATACAAATCTTTTAAATTATTTTTATATTAGTCTTTTTCCTGTAAAAATACCACCACCAGCACCGATTGAGATGCCTGAATCTAGTTTACCTAGAGTTTTGAACTACTATGCTGATTATGGTGGGTGTGGTTTCTGGAGAATGATATGGCCAGAGTATCTTTTAAACTTCTATCAAAAAGCTGTTTGTTCTGGTATGACTCAGATGATCTTGGATGTCAGATTCTATCAATCATTAAAGGCCGTTAGGTTCCAAAGACAAGCAACAGAACACCAAAAGCTCTTTATCAAGGAGCTTAATAAAATTAAACACAATACTGGTCTTAGACTAATATATGAAGTGGATGATATTGTTTTTAGAGAAGACATTCCTGATTATAATAGGTGTAAAGATGCATTTAATGATGAAAATATTGTAAAAAACATCCTAGAAATTATAGGAATGATGGATGAAATGACTGTTACTTGTCAATTCATGAAAGATTATTATATTGAGAAGACAGGAAACAAGAATATAACAGTTATTCCTAATTATGCACCTAAATTCTGGCTTGATAGATTCTATGATAAAGAAAAATTACAAAAAAACTTTGAAAAGAATAAGAAAAGACCAAGAGTTCTTTATTCTGGATCAGGTACACATATTGATGTCTTAAATAGAACAGGAATGAAAGACGATTTCAGCCATGTGGTTGATGAAATCATTAAAGCAAGAAAGAAGTTTAAGTTTGTATGGAAGGGATGCTACCCATTGGCAGTAAAACCATTTATTGATAACGGAGAAATGGAGTATTTAGACTGGTCGGTGTTACCAGAGTATCCACAGGGACTGGTGAATGCGAATTGTAATGTTACTTTTGCACCTTTGGTTGATAATATCTTTAATAAATCAAAGAGTAATATTAAAATGATAGAAGCTGGTGCTCTTGGTATGCCCGGTGCCTATCAAGACCTTTGTACCTATGAATTATCACAAAATAAATTCAAATCGGGAAGAGATCTAATAGGTATGTTAGAACATTTAACATCCAATGTTGATGTTTATATGAAAGAATCAAAGAAAGCCAGAGATTTTGCTGAAACAATGTGGTTAGAAGATCATATGGATCTATATGAAGGTCTTTATTTGACTGGATGGGGGTCAAAGGAGAGAAATGAGAAATATTCTAACTTGACTTTACTAAATAAAGATCAGATGATATAAGCCATTCATGGCATACCGGAACTTAACATATGATAATCAAAAAGGTTGTATTCATCTTTGGACTTGGGACGAAGATGGTAATAGAATAAAGCTTGAAACAAGTTATGAACCAAGCTTGTATGTTGAAAGCAATGCACAACAAGATGGTTTATCAATTTTTAACACACCGCTAAAAAAACTTACATTCAAAAACAATTATTATAGAAATAAATTTGTAAATGAAACACCTATAAAAAGAATTTTTCAAAATTTGAATGTAGAACAAGATTTTTTAATCAATACATTCAGAGAAGATCAGAAAACAAAAGATTTATCAGGCTTTCCTCTGAAGATATATTTTTGGGATTTGGAAACTTTTAGCGTAAAATACAAAGACGATTATAAAATTAAAATAAGAAAAAAAACATAATTGTGATATATAGACGTATAAATATAATATATGAATTATACGTCCATATATCACAGATTATGCAATAGAGGAATTGATAGAATTAGGAATAAAAAAGAATATTATGAAAAACATCACATAGTTCCTAAATGTTTAGGTGGAACTAATGAACTTAGCAATATTACTATTCTCACAGCAAGAGAACATTTTATAGCACATTGGCTTTTGTGTAAAATAAACAAGAATAAAGATTTTCAAATAAAATCAAAATTAGCATCAGCATTCCATCGAATGTGTTGGCATAATTCAAAAAATAGGAAAATTAACTCTAGACAATTTGAAATAGCTAGAAAAGAATATTCTATAAATCACCCCATGAAATCGGCGGAAATAAGACTAAAGGTTTCAGAATCTCATAAAAAAAGAAATTTAATTTTAAAAGAAATTAAATTAAAAAAATTGCCTTTTTGTTTGTGTGGTTGTGGTAATAAAGTGACCAATAAAAAATACAAATATTTACATAACCATTGGGATAGATCAAAATTAATAAAAAAAGGTTTTACAAAAAAAGTAAGAAAGCAATTATCAAAAAAAGCAAAATTAAATTTATCATTATTGACACCTGAAGAAAAAAATATTAGACTTAAAAAATCATTTCATAGCAATTCTGTAGATCATGCAGAAAGAGGAAAAAAAATATCTGAAGCAAAAAAAGGAAAAAAAACAAACCAAAGAGAGATTTCTGGTAAAAGATATGCCAGAATGTCTAATGAAGAATTTAAAAAGTTTTTAGAAGAAAAAATATCTAAATGCAAACACAAAAATTTAACAAATCTGCGTAATATATGGTTGAATCAACAATAACTCTTGGAGAATTTCGTAATAATAACATGAGTGAAAATTATGAAGTTTGGGATGAAGAAAACCAATGTTGGACTTCATATTCTAGCTCTTGTTATAGCCAACAGGGTGGATTTCCGGAACCTTCTCAGGCAGAAGACCCTATAAATTTAATAACCATATATGATTCTTTAAAAAAGAAGTATTATAGTTGGGGTACAAAAAAGTATTCCTCAAAAGAATCAAATGAAATTTATTATTTTTGTGAGAACGAATACGAATTATTAGAAAAATTCTTACAGTTTTGGGAAAAAGATCCACCAGATATAATGTGTGGATGGAATACAGAAACATTCGATGTCCCTTATCTCATTAATAGGATTAAACAATTTAAGGGAGACGAATATAATAGACTTTCTCCTATTCAAAATGTTTATTGTAGGGAAGGTGTTGTTATAAACAAGTACAACAAACCATTTGATAAGTGGTATATTTCTGGAGTTTCCAATCTAGACTACATGATTATCTATAAAGCCTTTTCTAGAGGCGATTCTGAGTCATATAGTCTGAATTTTATTGCTGAGAAAGAACTAAAAGAAGGAAAAATTGATTTTGGAACAGGTAATTTAGCAGAATTAGCAGAATCTGACTGGAATACATTTGTAAAATATAATATTCAAGACGTAAGACTTCTTGTAAAATTGGAAGAAACATTGAAATATTTGGATTTGGTAAGAAACTTATCATACAAAGGGTTTATCCCATTTGAAAAGGCTACTGGTAAGGTTTCTATGATTACAGGAGCTATTGCACATGAGGCATTATTGCAGGGTAAGATGATTCCAACATTTAAATCAGATCATGAAAAACAAGAATATGTTGGAGGATATGTACATGATCCAGAAAGAGGATTACAGAAGTCACTGGTTAGTTATGATGCTAATAGTCTATATCCCAATACAATTATTACATTAAATATTTCACCTGAAACTAAAATCGGAAAAATTTTAGAAAAAACAGATGACGAATACAAATTATCTCTAATTAATGGTAAAATAATTTCTCTATCAAAAGAAAAATTTTTAAAATTAGTTGAAAGAGAAAAAATATGTATTTCTGATTATGATGTATTGTATACACAAAAAACAAAGGGTGTAGTTCCTTGTTATATTGATAAATTATACAAACAAAGAGTGGACGCTAAAAATGAGATGCAAAAATATCAGAAAGAAATTTCTAATGTAACTGATAAAGTCGAAAAACAAAAAATTAAGCAAAAAATTCAAGACTTGGATACACAACAAAATGTTTACAAACTTGTTTTGAATTCTATTTATGGAACTTTTGCTCAAAAGTTCTCTCCTCTATATGATATTGATCATTCTGCGAGTGTAACAATGACTGGTCAATCAGTAATCAAAAAAGCATCCGATATTGTTTTTGATTATATGAAAGAAAGAGGGTTTTCAGGAGAAAAAAGTGGTGTTTATCTTTATTCTGATACAGACAGTATCTTTTTCACAATTGAACCTATTTTAAATAATGAAAAAGAAACATTACTAAATGATAAAAAAGAAGTAACTCAAACAGCAAAAAAAATAATAGACGAAATAGACCAAAAATTAAACAAAGAAATTATAGACTGGTCAAAACAAAAACATAATTCAATTGATCCAAGATTTGTTTTTAAAAGAGAAACAATCTGCGATAAAGGTTTGTTTCTTGAGAAGAAAATGTATATCCTTCATGTAATTGATAAAGAAGGAACCAAGCCAAAAAAACCATTTGTTTATAAAGGTGTAGAATTAGCCAAATCAACAATGTCAAGTGAGGTTAAAGATTTGATTAGAAATGTTGTTGAGTCTATTATCTTGTCAGAGGATAAAAAAGAGTCTGATAATATTTTTATAGAATCATATAAGAGGTTTTTAGATATGGATACAAATCTAATATCCACAAGAAAAAAAATTACAGATATTACAAAATACGAATCAAAAACTGTTGGGTTTAAAACACCAAAAGGAACACCCAACCATGTCAAGGCATCAATATTTTTTAATAACCTTTTAAAAAGTTATAACATAGAACATTTATATGAAAAAATTTCTAGCGGAAACAAGGTTAAAATTTTTTATGTTTCTAAAAACAAATATAATATAAGTGTTATTTCTTACAATGAGGTTTTTCCAGAAGAAATAAAAAAAGACATTGTTCCTGACTACGAAAAAATGTTTAAAAAAACTGTATCTCCTCCATTAGAAAGAATTTATTCATGTATAGGTTGGAACTTTCCTTCCCTTACTTGTAATTATGAAACAGATATAACATCTCTTTTCTCAGAAGATTCTGATGAATGATAAAAAAAAATTTGATTTTTTATTAGATTCATATAAAATATAAAGTCTAATATGAGTGATACACAAACAAATAAAAAGCTAATAGTCTTCCTTGATTATGTAGGAAGAACAATTCTAGGAGAACTTTCATCTGAAGATGAAGATACTCTAAAAGTCGGTAATCCTGTTGTTTTATCCACAAACAACACACAAGACGGTAGAATGTCTATTCAACTTTTCCCATTATTCTTTAGAGAGTTTTTGGCCGAAAAGGAAGCGGATATTGTTTTTTCTTACAAGAAAAATTTAATAACAACCGCAGATATAGAAGCAATTGATTTTAGATTACAAGCACAGTATTCACAAATCTTCAACAGAAGCAATATTTATGTTCCTTCAGGTCAGGGAACACCAACGCCTGATAACAATACACCAAATGTTGTGAAATTGTTTGATGAATAGTTGTTATTTAAATAACAAAAAACAAAATCAAAAAACCCGATTCATAGAATCGGGTTTTTTCTTGCTTTTACGATAAAAGTACTTTATACTACTTGTTCAATTATGGCTAAAACAAAAAAAGACACAAATCAAGAAAATGAAGACATTGGATACATCGAGGATGCTTTTAAGGTTTTGGATGATCTTAATCCTGATGCTGCTTTCTTAAATGAAAATACACTTTCAACTGTAAAGGAATGGATTGATACTGGTTGTATGGCACTTAATGCAATTATTTCCGGATCTTTGTATGGAGGAATTCCTGTTGGAAGAATTACAGGTTTTGCTGGTCCTCAAGCATGTGGAAAGACATTGATGGTTAACAAAATAATGGCAAATGCTCAAAAAAAAGGAATGCATGTTGTTTATTTTGATACAGAAAATGCTCTTGATCCAGAAACAGCAATAAGCTTGGGATGTGATCCTAAAAAAATCAAACATTGTCCAACAGAAATCATAGAAGAATGTAGAAACCAAATTGTAAAATTTCTAAAAACCATTATTGAAAAGGGTCTTCAGGGAAAGGTTCTTCTTGCAATTGATTCTTTGGGGAATTTGATCTCTGCTAGAGAAGCAAAAGTTATTGAGGATGGAAAAGATTCCGCAGATATGGGTGCGAGGGCTGTTGCCTTGAAGTCTATGTTGAGAGCAATTACACATGCTTCTGCAAAGGCAAATTGTCCTGTGGTTTTTACTAATCACATTTATGATAATCCTGGTGCAATGTACCCAACGCTTATAAAAAACCAAAGCGGAGGTTCTGGTCCTTTATATATGTCATCTGTATTAGTTCAGATGTCAACCAAGCAAGAACGAGTAGGAAAATCAGATAACAAGAATGCAAGCGATGATGTTACTCCTCTTTCAAAGGATGTAAATGGATTAACAATGAGAGCATTGACCACAAAAAACCGTTTCGTTCCTCCATTTCTAGAGTGTGAAATGTATTTGAATTTTAGAACAGGTTTGTCAAAGTACTCAGGTTTGTTAGAAATGGCCGAAGGTTATGGAATAATTCATAAACAAGGACATAGATATGCTGTTGGTGAAGAGGTTTTAGGTTTTTATAAAGACTTCAAAGATGATGATTCTATTTGGGAATCAAAAATCTTACCATTGTTAGAAAATAAACTTAAACAAGAATTAAAATTTAAAAACGAGGCAAATATTGTTTTAAAACAAAAATCTGAAAAAGTTCTTCTCGAAGAATAATTATGGGAGAATCTATAGATTTTGACTATGACCTTTTTGAAAAGGTTATAATGTATAATTGTTTTTTTGATAGTTCATATTTTGAATCAATATATGAACATTTAAATCCAGCATTCTTTTCGGATGAAAAGAATAAAACAATTATTTCTGTTCTTTGTGATTTTTATAGAAATCATAAAAAAATTCCAAATCCAACTGAACTAAAATTAAATGTTGTTGATGAGTCTAAAAGAAAAATTTTAAAAGATGTTTTGTTAGGTTTTTCTGACATAGATAAAAAATATAACAAAGAACTTCTTACAAAGAACACAGAAAAGTTTTTAAAAGAAAAAGCTGTTTTCAATACTGTATTGAAAACCAGTCTTAACATCCAAAGTGGAAATATAAACACTTCTGAAATTCTTAAATCTTTTGAGAAAGCATGTTCAATTTCTTTGGTAAATGATAGTGGTTTTGATTATCTAGAAAATATTGATTTACATTGCGAGGAACTCCAGAAAACATTTACATATATTCCTTCCGGATGGAAGTGGCTGGATGAAAGAATAGGTGGAGGTTTTCTTGCAACTGGAAAGGCTTTATATGTATTTTATGGAGTAACAAATGTTGGTAAATCAATATTTTTAGGAAATATTGCAACAAATATTTTAAACCAAAATAAAAATGTTGTATTGATCTCAATGGAAATGTCTGAACAAGTTTATGCAAAGAGAATAAGTTCACAATTATCTCAAATTTCTATGGATAATTTATCATCTCAAATCAGTCTTTTGAAAGATAAATTGAATTCATATAAAATAAACCACAGGAATTCAAAACTCATAATTAAAGAATTTCCACCCAAAACAGTATCATGTTTTCATATAAAAACGTATATAGAAAAATTAATAGCATCAGGAGTTAAGCCTGATGTTATTATATTGGATTATTTAAATCTTATTGCTCCAAGCGAGAAAGGAGTTTCTTCATATGAAGCTGTTAAAGAAATAACAGAAATGGTGAGAGCAATGTCTTATCAATTTGAATGTCCTGTTGTAACAGCTACTCAGACGAATAGATCTGGATATAATCAACAAAATCCAGGTCTTGAAACTACCAGTGAATCAATGGGTCTTTCACATACAGCAGATGCTCAGTTTTCAATTTGGACAGAAGAAGAAGATGTTGAATTAGGTATAATTCATCTTGGAATTACGAAAAACAGATTTGGTCCAAGAGATTGTCATACTGTTCTAGAAATAGATTATCCAACACTAACATTGAAAGATCCAGATAATGTTTCTTCTTCTTTTGTTGTTTCTAATAAAACAACAAATAAAAAAGAAAAGAGTGAAGTTTTGGACACAATTGGATTATTGGAATCATTGGGGGATGATATTGATTGATATGGATATAAGTATATTAATGTCAAACAAATTATATAAAGTTTTCACTCATGGTGATCTCGATGGTGCTGTGAGTCTGCTTTGCTTTCTCTGGAAAAGACCAGATGCTGTGATAGAATATGAAGAATTGTTTAATAACACAATCGAAGAAAGATTGTTGTTTTATAATGAAAAAACAATAAACAAACCAACAACTCTTGTTATGGATTTTTCTTTAAGAGAATCCTTTTTAAATTCAGATAGTTCTGAGTTTGTTTTTATAGATCATCATAAAAATTCTGAAAAGTTTTTTGATAAATTTAAAAATGCAAAAGTTGTTTTTAAAGAAACAACATCAAATACAGCATTGATGTATAATACATTTTTGAAAGAAAATAATCTTTTAACAAAGGAACAAAAATATTTAATAGCACTAGCTAATGATTTTGATTGTTATGAACTAAAATTTAAAGATTCCTATGATCTTAATATTTTATTTTGGTCTGAATATAGAGGAAATTTTTCTAAATTTATAAAAGATTATAGTTCTGGTTTTAAACCTTTCACAGATTCACAAAGAAGGTTAATTGAAAATGAAAAATATTTAGGATGTAAATTAGCAGAATCATATCAAAAGTTTTCTGGAGAATTAAAAATAAAGGGAGAAAATTATAAAACTATTGCTGTCATTGGAGAAAAATATAATTTACTTGCAATTGATTGTGTTATAAATAAGTATGATCCAGATATATTCTTCTTTATAAACATAAAGTCAGAAAAGGTTAATATGAGAAAAAAGCCAACTATTAAAGATTTCGAGATAGGTTCTTTCGCTGAGAAAGTCTGCGAAGGTGGTGGAAATTCAAATTCTGCTGGTGGAACTTTAACTCCTGTTTTTATGGAAATGATGAAGAATTTAAAACCAGAATGATAATAACATCATACCAACAGATTGAAAAACTTATAAATCCATCAAATTCTTTGGATGTGAATGAATTTGAAGAGATAACTCTTAAATTTGGATCTTATATAAGTATATGCCAAAATAAAAAATTAAATTTTTTAAATTTACTCAAATTAATTATTGAAGACAAGGAAATTCAAAAGCTATATTGTGATCTTTTAGGTGAATATAACTTACAGTATGTAATAAAAACATACATCGACAATATACCTGGTTTTTACAAGAAAATATTTCGTTCAAAATTTAACAAGTGACCGATATAACAGAAAAACAAAAGCAAATATACAATTGTTATTTGAAATTTTCTAGGAATGGTGAACCATACAATCCAAGAAAAAATTTTGATAACATCAATACATCTACAAAGATAGATTTGTATAAACTGGAGAATTTTTTTAATAAATTTAAACATATAAATTTAAATTTTTTCTTTGAATCATTCTCATTCGTTTATCCTAATGAGAAATATCCTCCATTATCCTTTTTTACATCTAGGAAAGCAATAAAATGTTTCTCTTTATATAAAGATCATAAAGAGAATTTGTCACCAGACTCACAATTGGATGAAATAAAAAAAGGTATTATATTTTTAGGTTCTTTTTGTTTAAAAGAAAAGATTCTTCTGCATGATTATATAAAACACAAGACTCTTTGTATGCCGACATGGGTGAAACATTATAAAGAAAGCAATATAAACATTTATTCTTTGATTGCATTAGGATTTTCTACAGAATTATTTCTTTTAGAAGAGGATGAAAAACAAATATGGGTTCCAAATCTAATAAAAAATGTAGAATCTTATAAAATAAGATTCAATAATTGCCAAT